AGCGCCGACCATCACGACAAAGGATTTCTTCACCATCGCGACCGGCACCACCACCGGCAGCATCACCTTCCAGCATGGTCAAACCGCCGGCAACCGGGTGACCATGACAACCGCCCAGTCTGACCTAGGCAATATCACCTATTCAGATCAGGATGGGATCCAGATGCTGAACCTGCCATTCATTGCGGTTCCGACCTCGGCAGGCAACAATGAGATGAGTCTGGTATTCACCTGATCGGATGGCATTTGTCCTAAGTCAATCGCAGAGCTACAGCTGGCCAGTGGTGATCCGCCTGCCAGCTGATGGTGGCAAGCGTGAGAAATCGACATTTGACGCGGTCTTCAAGCGGCTGCCACAGAGCCGCATCAATGAGATCCAGACCTTGGTGCAGCAACGCCTGAAGGCTGCTGAGCACAACGAGGATCTCGATAATGGCGTGACAGATCAGAGCATTGCCGATGAGCTGCTCGTCGGCTGGTCTGGCATCGTTGATTCGGATGGCGATGAAGTGCCATTTACCGAGGCAGCCAAGGCCCAACTGCTTGATGTGCCGATGGTGGCCGGCGCATTGATTGGCGCCTACTTTGAGTCGCTCGTTGAGCAGAAGAGAAAAAACTGATCGGCGCCGCTGAATACTGGGCCAGCGGCGCAACGATTGACGAGACGGAAGATGACGCAGCAGCGTTCGGTTTGGTGCTGCCCGATCTTGCTGATCGGGATGAACACTACGAAGTGACGCCAGAAGCGTGGCCGGTGGTTGAGCTATTCCTCAGGTTGCAGACGCAATGGCGGGCCGGATCATCCGGCATTGTCGGCATGGACTATGGCGCTGTGCGGTGGATCATGGACCTGTATCAGATCGATGATCAGCGCATGATGCTTGAAGACCTGCAGGTGATCGAGGCTAAAGTGGTAGAGATCGTCAACTGCCGCAAGGACTGAGCCATGGCATTGGACATGACCACGGCTCTAACGATCAGAGCCAAGGTCGATGGAACCAATGAGGTCAACGCACTCAATGCGGCCCTTGGCAATACAAGCAAGCAGGCCACCAATGCAGCGGGTGCATTCGGCAAGCTTGGTCAGGTAACAGGCAAGATCACATCCGGTTTTGGGTCGTTGATTCCAGCGGCTGCATTGGCTGGTTTGACTGCTATCGCGGGGAAAGCGATCAACGCAGCAGACAACCTGAACGACCTAAGCCAGAGAACTGGCGTAGCGGTTGAAAGCCTGAGCCGTTTTGGCAATGCTGCAGCGGATAGCGGCAGCTCGGTTGATGAGGTGGCCAAGGCCATGAGTCGACTCGCTAAGGGCGTGGTTGATCCAGCCTCTAGCGCCTCTCAGGCTTTAAACAGAATTGGCATCAGCGCAATTGATTCAAGCGGCAAGGTTAAAAGCCTTGACGAGATCATGCTGTCCATCTCTGATGTCTTCGCCAAGCTGCCAGATGGCGCACAGAAAGCTGCACTCGCGCAAGAACTATTCGGCAAGAGTGGCGTCAACCTGATTCCACTTCTCAACCAAGGGCGAGAAGCTCTCAGTCAATACTCAGCAACCATTGACACGGAGCTAGCGCAGGCATCAGACAAGTTCAACGACACGTTGAATGCGATTGGCATTGCCTTGGCAGGACCATTTAGCAAGGCTGTCACGGCATTGCTGCCTGCCATCACATCGATTGCTGAGGCATTGGTGGGCCTAATCCAAGGGTTCTCGAATCTGCCAGAGCCTTTGCAGTCGGCCATCCTCATCTTTGGTGGATTGGTCACAGCATTTGCCGCGTTGGCCCCGGCCATCTCTGCCGTGATCTCGATCATCACCACCATCGGCCCTGCCGTCGGCACGATTGTGGGCGCATTGACCGGATCAGGTGGATTGCTTGCCGCCATCGCTGCAGTGTTCAGCGGCCCTGTTGGATGGGTTGCGCTTGCCGTCGCAGCAGGCGTTGCGATCTATGCGTTCCGCGACAAGATCGCAGATGCATTCAGAGCCATTGGCTCAGTGCTGACTGCTGCTGCACGGTTCTTCCTTGAAACCTACGTGAAGCCTGTGCTGGCCTTTTACGGCAAGATCATCGATGGCATCAAGTCTGGCTTCAACTCACTGGCATCGGCACTGACTGCACCGTTCAAGTCGGCTATCGACGTGGTTAAGTCCATCTTTCAGTCATTGCTTCAGTTCGTGGCCAATGGCGTCAACAATGCCATCAAGCTGATCAATGGTCTGATCGGTACCTACAACAGGCTGCCCACGCCAGATCTTCCGACAGTGCCAACGGTCTCAGTGCCAGCCTTTGCAACAGGTGGCGTTGTCAATGGGCCAACACTGGCCATGGTTGGTGAGCGTGGCACTGAATACATCGTGCCTGAATCCAAGATGGCTGGCGCCGCTGCCAACTATCTGAACGGCATGCGTGGCCGTAATGTCATCCCAGCATTCGCTGAGGGTGGTGTTGTCAATGCGATGGGTGCTGGCGGTGCGGCTAACACCACAGTGCAGATCACGACCGGCCCGGTGCTGCAGCAGGATGGCCAGCGCTATGTGACCATGGGCGACATGGAGCGAGCCCTGCAAGACTTCGGCGCTCAGATCTTCCGCAATAGTCGCAGCTATGGCGGCCGCCGCTATCAAGGTGCCTACTGATGAGCAATAGGGCACAAAGTCAATACCTGCGCATCTTTGATGCCACTACCACCTACGCAAGGTGGCAGACCTACTACGTGAATCAGACCATCACGCTGGACGGCGCCAGCTGGTCATACATGCCATTCAGCGCCAGCGGCATCGTGGAGTCCGGCGCAAGTGGCGGCAAATCCGTAAGCATCACGGTTCCTGCGACCAACAGCGTGGTTGAAGCGTTCACCTTGGCGCTCAGCTACGGCAGGTTGTGCGAGCTGAAAATCTATGAGTTCGATAGCCGGCTCGACAACACTGTGCCACAAGCGGGCCAGGATCTGATCGCTAGCTACACCGCAGAGGTGGTCGACGTATCGGGCACATTCTCAAGGCTCGACATTGAACTGGGCAGTAGCCTGTCACCAGTGGGTGCGCAGGTGCCACCACGTAAGTTCACGAGCTACCTGATCGGATCACCGCTCCGCATATGAGCCTCAATATCTCCGATCCACTTTCGCTCCTGCCGTATCAGAACGGTCTGGCTGATCCGCCTTTGCTTGAGGCAGCAGCAACAGCCGCCGAAGATCTGACATCACAACAGAGGGCGTACAAGATTGGTGATCCGGTGCCGATCGTCTTCTGTCGTCGCGTCTCAAACAATGGCGGCGTGATGTTCAGCCCCGGCGCAACGGAAGCTAGGTATCAGAACAATGGGACAACCAATGCACTAACCGTCAGCCTGATGGCGGTGCTCAGTGAAGGCAACTTGCCACAGATCGCAATCAAGGATTGCTTTGTTGGGCCATGCCGTCAGGGCACATGGAATCAAACATATGGCCGCCGCGCTGGCACGTGGACGCCTGGCAACTTCGTGACGACCGTTGCAGGCAAGCAACCATGGAGCTGCCCCTACTACTGCGGCACATCTGGGCGATACGAGAACATGACCACGCTCAGCTATGTCAACACCTTTGTTGATGGCAGCGAGCGGTGGGAGCATCAGCTGCATGTGTTCGTGAGACAGGGGATCCAAGTCACCCGAATCCTGGACAGCACACTGGGGCCCAGCAATAACGTCATCGATCTAGCGTTGTACCTGATGACTCAATCAGGCCGCATCCCGAGCACGCTGATCGACAACACTCAGATGCTGGCCGCGGCCAACTTCACTGAGACCAATGGCCTGCACTTCAATGGCATCTTCCAAGAAAGCCAGAACCTAGACGAGTGGCTGGAGCAGATCAGTAATGACTTCCTGCTGCGTCTGACCGAGAGCAATGGCAAGTTTGGATTCAGGCCGCGCCTGCCCGTCAACGTCAATAACACCATCAAGACAACAGCTGTCACGTGGGAATACACATTCACTGAGGATCATCTGCTGCCAGATGGTTTCGAGATTCAGTACATCCCACTAACCGAACGCCAGCCGGTCTGCCTGCAGATGATGTGGCGACAGCAGCCTGATTCGGATATCGGTTTTGCTCGCACCACTGAGATCCGCTACACCGGCGAAGCAGATGCCGGACCGTTCGAGCAGTACGACCTAAGCGGGTTCTGCACAAGCGAAACACATGCCGTCAAGGTTGGCGCCTACCGGCTGGCGCGTCGCAAGTACATCACCCACACGTTGCGGTTGAATGTGCGCCCTGCCAGCTACAACAGCACGCTCACGCTGGGTGACATCGTGCGTGTCAGGCTGCGCCGCGAGACGGCACTAACAGCACTCGACTATCACGACTTCCTGTATGAGGTGGACAGGATCGAGAAGACTGCCAGCGGTGCATGCGTCTTTGATCTGACGCACTATCCGATCGACTCCCAAGGGCGCAGTTTGGTAGCGCTAGAGGTCGCAGCAGCCACCGCACCTGGCGTCACCATCGCGGCGGGCCGGAGTGATTACAGCTGTGATGACAACTCGTCATCAGACAACACACCACTTGGCAGTGGCGGGATCGACTATCCCGCGTTTGATGACACGCCAGCCTTGGCTGATACAAGCGTGGATCTCACGGCACCAACGGAAACTACATGGCCGCAAGGCGGCAGCCCACCGATCGGCCCTGATGCCAGCCAACCTGCTGGTGAGGCAAGCGGCGGTCAGACACCAGTTGGCGGATGGAGCAATCCTGCTGATCCACTTGAGGAGGATTTGCCAGGTGCAACGATTAGCGGGGCAAGCGGCACAGGTGGCACGCCTTTCCCTTATGACACGCTATCGGTGCAAGAGGCTGACCTCGGATGCGCTGGCCAAGTCTGCTGGTCCAAGATTAATAAAGACACTGGCGAGGAGTTTGATATCTCCTGCCAAGATGAAGCGATCGCAGGCGCTTATACGCTGTCGATCACAACAGCAGAAATCGGATACTTCATTGTGGCCACTGCGCGATGCAAGGATCCATCCACACCCTCAGGGTGGGGTGCGCCAAACACTCTCGGTCAGACCCCTGCCGTTCGCCTGCCTACATCAGTAACGGTCACGACAACGAACACGAACAAACAAGAGACATACGCCTGCTTCCCGCCAAACTGTACCGGGAACATAATATCTTCAACCACAACAGGCACATCGACCACTACGGTGACGATGACCTACACGCAATACCAGAACAAATTTGTCTTCAGCACAGGACAGCCTGATAGATGCGAAGAATACATATATTACAAGGCCAATGCAGTACCTGGATCGACCGAAAAGTTTTGGTACGCAAGTGGCTATAGGGCACTGGGTGGGCCGATTGTTATTGGATATTGCCCAGGGACAACATGGCCGTGCACGTTCTGTAATGGCAACAGGCAAAGCACTTGGGTTGAATACACCTCAAGCGTCAGCTACACATTCTGACCATGGCCACATTCCCCTCACTCCAACCCGCTAGTCGCACCTACACACCAGGTGTGAACGCAAGCACTGAGTTCTCAGTGTTGGATGGCTATCAGGCCAGTGTGCGCCATAGCAATGCATCGGTGGGGCACCTGCTGCGCATGACCTTCACACGGCTGTCATCCGCTGAGACGTTCAACCTGATCAGTCACTACAGCTTGCATGGCATCTTCGAGCCGTTTGATCTGCCCAGCTCAATCCTGATCGCCACGAACCTGACGTTTCCATCTGGCTATCTGTGGCGCTACCTATCACCACCACAGATCGAGCAGTCTTGCGAAGTCACTGATGCCACAGTGGAACTGCAGCTTCTGCCGCCATACCTGATATGAACGCCTACCCATCGCTGTCGCCTGTTGGCTTCTCGTATGACCTGGGCGGTTTGAATGTCAGCGTTGAAGAGACGCTCAATGGCGCGCCGGTATTGTTCCGGCACAGCCTGCGGCAGAGCAACTACAGGTTGGTTCTGACCTACACCAACCTGTTGGAATCACAGGCCACCCTGATTCGCGATCACTACGTTGACGCAGCAGGTAGCCATCGATCATTCACCGTGCCAAGCACGTTATGGGGCAGCGCTGATGTGGTGCCCACGGATGCGTTGTATCGATACGGTGCAAAACCAGAGGAGACACAGCGCGGCGTCTACACCGACATGACTGTTGAGCTAGTCGCGCTGATCGGTAACTTCCTGCTCTACAACCTTGTAGGTGAACCTGCTGCACTGGGTGCAGAGGCTAGCTTCACCTCTTACGCCATGAGCGGAACAGCGCCATTCATTCTCGAAGCAGACGATGCCGATCCGGCAGTGGCTGCCACTCTTATCATTCAAGCTGGTGGGGCTGAATCATGACTGCAACTACGATCCGCGTACAGATGGCGCAGCGGAAAGACACCGCTGCAAATT